GGTTGTGTCTTACGAAATTTTGGCAGATAACACTTACGATTTTGGGCAGTTTTCTAAACTTGTCCGGGATAGGTTTAGTATGAATGATAGTTTAAGGAGAGAAAATGGTTAAGGTTACTTTGGCCGATGTTGAACAAATGTCAGAGGGTCAGCGTATAATTTTTAAGGCAGGGGTGACGTTCGAACGTGAGCGTATCCTGAAGTTGATTGAAAAGTCTTTCACATATAAAGATTTTGACTTGAAAGATTATCTGGTTAAAGAAATAAAGAAGGGTAAATAACTGTGGATCGTTTGCTGTATGAGAAGAACCTCATGGAGATTGTAAAGTTGCAGGAGCGTGAACGTATCGTGAACCTGTTGCAGAGTAATGATGCTTGGTGGTTGATTGATACTGAATCTTCTATTGAGAAACAGAACACCGTAAATTCGTTGATTAACTTGATTAAGGGAGATGGATAATGACTGAAGATGAGATTAGAGACATGGAGACCATGTATCGTGAGTTCGATGCTTTCGAGCGCATGTATAAGAGTAAGCCGGTAGACGGCGGTTCAGATCTTGAACTTAAGAACAAGTATTGGATTGAGTTGGGTGCTAGCCGGGCTGAGGAGCGTATCCTTAACATGCTAGAACAGCGACGCAGTGATTTGAAGAGTGTTCTTGCTGGCACTCCAAGCGACAAACGTGACGGTGAATGGTCTGCCATTTCTCATCAGGTTCGCGCCTTGGGTGACGCTATCGCTGTTCTTAAGGGGGAATAGTGATGAGTTACATTGCAGACATTTGGAGCGACACGCTCGGTTCGGGTTGGGAATATTCGGAATGGTTCGTCGACATCGAGTATGATGGTGGCGATTGGGATAAGCCATCAAACGCTACGCTGATTCACTTCTCTGAAAATGATGAGTCTGTTATTGTGAAGACTGAGTTCACGCCGGAGATGCTTGTGGAAGCGCATGACAAACTTGTGCGTGAAAAATACACTCACTGCGGTGAGTGTGGCATGGACGACCCTGACTATTGCACGAGCGACGCAGTGTTGCAGTATATGGTTTATGGTGATCTAATTTATGGTTAAGGAGAATGTGGTGAGTTTTGAGAAAGATGTTGCAGAGAAGTTTAGCGAAGCTGAACTGCTACTGTTGAAGAAGCATCGTGATTATGGGCCTACAAACATTTCAGGTGCGCCGGGTGGTGCGTTGAACGGTTTGCGTGTTCGTATGCATGACAAGTTGGCACGTATCAATCATTTGATGGATAATGGTGCAACGCCAGAGAATGAAAGTCTACGTGATTCGTTTATCGATTTGGCAAACTATTCAATCATTGCGCTGATGGTTATTGATAAGCATTGGCCTGATAAGTAATGCCGGTGTATGATTTCAAATGTCCAGAGTGTGGACTGTTTGCGGAGATCGTTGCAAGCATTGATGAAACCCCGGCAGTTACCTGCCCGGACTGCGACTTGTTGATGAGTAAAGTTTTCTCTGCACCTGTTGTAACTTTTAAAGGAGAGGGTTGGGGTAAAGATGCCTGAATATGAGATGGTTAATTACGCTACGGGCGAAGTAGAAACTTTTGAAACAGGGCTTGACTTATCTATCCTTAAAGCCTATAATGAATGGGTGGTGGGAAAAAAGTTATACCCACCAACTTTCTCACCTGAAGAGTTTGCTCGTGAGATGGAGGATCTTCAACTTCGTGAAAAAGTTAACGAGGTTGTTGAGTATTTGGAAACGTATGTTAAATCGCCTAGTGTGCCGGCGCAAATTGTTGAGCATGCTATTGAACTTTTGAGAGGAAAAGAATGATGGAACTTTTGATATTGCTTGGAGTAATTGTTGTTGGAGGTTTTATTCTGATGGTTGGTTTGTCTATCGCCATGTCGGCGTTAAGCAACCCTGACCATCTAGAATACATGGACGAGGAGTAACGTGTCTTCTTTTGTTCCAGCGTATTATGGGATTAAGCGTGAGGCCCGGGATGCTATGACCCGGCTGGTTGATGCTCAACGCAACGCTGTAGCGAGCGGTGAGTATTGGCCTTGTCTCAGCAACCCATACTTTTATCAGGACTATGACGCTTTAGGGTTTGATGGTCCACCTCGCAGTCTCACCGAGGATGAATGTGAGGCTTTATGTTATGGTTGCCCATTGTTGAAGCAGTGTTACGATTTTGCTGTAGCGAACGATGAGCAGCATGGTATTTGGGGTGGTGTAGATTTTACACCTAAACTTGATACCCTTTTTTAGGAGAAAAATATGATTGATGATTCAAGGATTAAGGAACTTGCTTTAGGTTTGTTTAAGCAAGAGTCTGATCGTGACCGGCAGAAAAAGGTTGGTGCTTCAGACTTTAGCGACCCTTGTGAGTATCATCTTGCTAAGAAACTTTTGGGTGAACCTGCTGGTGAGTTCAAGTATTGGCTTGGTGCTAAGATTGGCACAGCAACTCACGAGTTTCTGGAGAAGCGTATCGAGTCTGCTGATCTTGAACAGTTCCCGGAATGGAAGTCTGCTATTGTTGAGCAGTCGATTGTGCTAGGTGAGCTGGAAAACTATGGTGTGATTAAGTCTAAGCCGGACCTTGTGTTGGTTGATGGTAAGCATCTTGTTGACTGGAAAACTAGCAAGCGTGACAAGTCTCGCCATTTGCAAGAGGTTGTTTACGGTTTGGGCAAAACCACTAAGGTGTATGCTGAGGCTGAATACAGTTTAAAGAAGTATTACGCACAGGCACAGATTTACGCTTGGGGCCTGAACAGGTCTGGTGTCGAGATCGATGCATGTTCGCTTGTGTTCATCAATCGTGATGGCACGTATGACCCTGACGTGTGGACTTACACGTTCCCTTATAGTGAAGAGTTCGCTCAAGCCATGTGGGATCGTCTAGTGTCTATCTGGTCTAGGTTGCAAGCCGGTGAAACGGCTGACGCTTTCGCTAAAGAGCCGGAGTGTTTCAACTGTAAAGTGTTCGAGGAGAACAATGCATAGAGATGTTAAGATGTTTAAGATAGCAATGATTGTTGCTACAACATTTAGGTTGCTGATTGCTGGAACGTTTTTCTTATTCGGTTTGGATTTGCAAACCGACTGGATTAAGTTTCTAGCATTTACCCTATCGGCTTTGTGGTTTGCGCATGCAGGCTACCGGGCTTCACAAACTTTTACGTTCTTGGCGGACATCCGCCGCGACACGCTAAAAGACCTGTAACATTGAATATGTTACAATGGATATCCAATATCAAGGAGAGATAAAGTGAGCGATTTCGCAAACTTGCCCTGGCTCAAACACGTGACCAAGGCTTCACAACACCAAACACCTAAAACCATTCTTCTCTACGGAGACCCAAAGCGTGGTAAGTCATGGCTAGCAGCCTCAGCGTCAGAAGTTAAAGAACTGTCGCCGGTGCTAGTAATCGACACCGAGGGCGGTTCATCCGCTATCGCACGAGACTGGAAAGACGTTGACGTTATGAGCGTTAATAGTCACGAACAGTTGGATGCCATTCTGGGTGACTTGGTTTCTAAGGAACACAAATACAAGACGGTTATTGTCGACACGCTAGGTGTCGCTATGGATCGTGCAGAAAAATTCTTTGGCGAAAAGCCAGAGAACCGCAACAACAAGTTCGGTAAATGGGGCGACTTGAAAGAGTGGGTAACTAGCATTACTCGCAAACTACATGCAGCACCGTTCCTTTCAATTCTTGTAGCACACGCTAAAGATGAAAAGGACGACCAGACTGGCGCAGTGAAAACTGTTCCAATGTTGCCCGGCTCGGCATCAAACACGTTGCCAGCCATCCCCGACATTATCGGTTACATGACAGCCGAGAGCGACACTGATGGAAACATCAACCGAGTTCTCTACCTGCAGTCTTCGGACCGCCTAGTAACAGGTAATCGTTTCGGTCTGCCACCTAAAATGGTTGACCCAAGCATCAAAAAAATAATCAACGCTATTTCTAATGGAGGAAACTAATCGTGAGTAGCATCAATTTCGGCGCAGACGCATTCGGCAGTTCAGACTACGCACCACTACCAGAGGGCACTTACAACGCTAACGTGTTCGAGGTAGAGATCGTGCAGGTCAAGAACGGTGAGAACGCAGGCAAGGACCAGTTCAAGGTTCAGTTCAAGGTTGCAGAGGGCGAGTTCTCGAACCGTCGCCTGTTCACCTACATCCCACTCTATCCGGGCAAGGCTTCATGGAAGACTGTAGGATTCTTTAAGGCACTAGGTTACGAACCTAAGCCGGGAGAACCTTTCACTATTCCAACGCCTAACGAGTTGGCTGGTAAGAGCCTAGGCATCAAGGTCAAGGTTGTGCCAAGCCAGGATGGTGGACAAGAGAACAACATCAACGGTTTCACCGCCACCTCAAATGTGGAGTCGCTTCTGTCGGCTGTCACTGCAAAGGCTCCAGCGTCGTCTGACGATCTCTGGGCCTAAATCGGGCAGTCCTGAGTCATGACTTAAAACTGGCTCACACGCCCCAAATGGTTGACATATTTTATCTCCTTTCATGTGTTAGCGGAGTTCGATTCTTCGCTGGGGCACAACGCCTCAATAACTCAGTTGGTAGAGTGCCATACTTGTAATATGGATGTCGCGAGTTCGATTCTTGCTTGAGGCTCAATTGCCCCTTAGCTCAATGGCAGAGCAGAGAGCTGTTAACTCTAAGGTTGTTGGTTCGAATCCAGCAGGGGCAGCATAAGGAGAAAAGGAAAATAAATGGAGATCAAAGACTTCCTAGATACAGTTCTAGGACAGGGCGCAGGATACGCAACTATCGTAACTAAAGACGGTCGTGGCGTTCCAACTGTGCAAAAGTTTTTCAGCTACCCAGATGAGGTAGATGAAATGACCGACTATGCGCAGAAGCACCAAAACGAAGACGTATACTTTTCGCCAATCCTGTATTACGAAGAGCGTCGCATTCGTGAGAACGCTAAAAGCGTTTCAACCGTTTACGCAGACGCTGACACTTGCAACCCGGCCAACTTTAGAGTCGCACCATCAATCGTGGTCGAAACATCTAAAGAACGCTGGCATGCCTATTGGCTGCTCGATGGAGAGCAAGAGCCACACCGGGTTGCCATTCTTGCCAAGCGTATCGCATACGCACACCGAGATCAAGGCTGTGACGTGTCGGGATGGAATCCAACAAAATTGTTGCGCATTCCCGGCACATCAAACCTTAAGTATGGTGTAGCCCAGCCGGTCATTGGCGAAACTACAGGCCAAATCTACAGCATTGAAGAGCTGGAAGCCCTGTATGCCGATGTAGAGATTGACAAGGTGCTTGATCTTGCGAGCGCACCAATGCCAGAGAACACTCCAGAAATTATTAAAGTGTTGGCTAAGGTGTCAAGCAATCGAGAAGTGCTGTCACTTTACATTGACGACCCAATGCCGGGTGCTGACCTGTCAAAAATGTTGTGGAAGTTAGAGCTAGAACTTTTCCGTCAGGGTCTCACCGCTGAGGAAGTGTTCGTTATTGCTAAGAACGCTAAATGCAACAAGTATCATTCACCTAACCGCCCAAAGCGTTCCGACGCTGACGGTGATCTGTGGCGTGAAGTGCAACGTGCTGCACAAAGTTTTGCGCAACCAACAATGGTTATCGAACCACTTGAGGAAGACCCTCAAGATGTTGAAAAGTCTATCGACTTCTTGACATTTGAAGAGCGCAAAATGTTGGCAGAGCAACGCACTTTTATTGATGACTATGTTACTTGGGCTTCACGCAAAACTGATGGCGCAGTGCAATATCAGGAAGCATCAGCGTTTACCATCCTGTCGGCAGCATACTCAGACATTGGGTGTGCTGTGCCAAAGTATGGTCGCATGGGTTTGAACCTTTGGTTTATGCTATTAGGCGAAACGACTAGAAGCCGAAAGTCAACTAGTCGAAGCCTAATGTTGAAAGTGTTAACTGCTTACGAAAAGTTTGCAGGATACCAGATCGACATCGGTTCAAACGCTACAGGAGAAGCATTAGTCAAGCACCTATCGGGTCGTGACAAAATGACTTCACTTTTCCATCGTGACGAAGTGCAGGGTCTGTTCAAAGAGTTTGTAACTAAAACTTACATGGCTGCTGCAGCTGACCAATACACTGAACTTTATGATGGTCGTGTTCCTGTGATGCTACGCTCTACAGGTGCTGCAAGCGGTGTTAAGGCTTTGCAAACTGAACGTGCAGAAACAAACTTCATCATGTATTTGATGGGTATCACGTCGAAAGTTGCAGAGACTCTAACAATTGATTACTTCCGTTCCGGATTCTTGGCACGTTTCATTTACGTTGTCGCTGATGCGCCGGGTCGCACTAAAGAAAGTGAAGACCTGCAACAGGCCGACGAAAATGAGGTTCGTGTTCGTGATGAAGAGATGGAAGCATTAGTGCAATCTTTGCATGCTTCAGCGTTGCATTGGCAGAAACAGGGTGGAACTTTCCCTAAGCCAATGTTTATGACTGACGAAGCGTTGGCACGTTTCAATAAATTCAAATGGGAGATGGGCGATTACACTACTGGCCATCACAACGAAGAATCTATTGAACCGTCACGTCAACGTCTCGCTCTATCTATCTGGAAATGTGCAGTGCTACTTTCAATGCATGACCGTTCAGAAAAGGTAGAAGAGAAACACATCCTGATCGCTATCAAGTATGGTGAACAATGGTTCGCTAACCTTGTGCGTATGGCTGGTGCTATCTCCGCATCTGAGTGGCAGCGTGAAGTTGACAACCTTGAAACAGTTATCTTGGCTAAGGGTGGTCGCATGCGTTACGAAGAAGCATACAAGAAGTTCGGTAACAAGCGTAAGCGTGAGTTTGACGAAATGGTGCAAGCCTTGCAATCGCAGGCCAGACTTCATAGTGTTGTTGAGGGAAGTAAAGTATTTTTGGAGCTAATAGGATGATTACACAAACAAATAGATTACAGGCCATAAACGAAGCCATTTGGATTAGAGAGAATGCTAGCAAGATCAGCAGAGAACTGCTGATTGAGCGTTTGCAAGAACTATCAGAGTATACGTTGTTCTCTAACCGCCAGATGGCTAAGATTTGTGGCAACAAGATAAGTCACAATGTTTTAGGAGTTTATATCCAAAAGAGCGACAAGTCGGGTGGCAACTTTAACCCGACAAGCCTTGAGGATATTCGTGAAGCATTGTTCAGTAAAGAACGCAAACGCATCAACTATAATGCGATTCTGCGAGCGCTAGAAGCCGGCACAAGTCAGGGAGTTGTATCTAAACTTACTGGCATTAGCCAGTCAACCATTAGTAGAAAGTTTGGCGAAAATGGATTATAACGAATGGATTAAGATTGGCATAGATGCCGGTTGGTGTGGACCTGCAGTGTGTTTCACACACGACGGTTTACCGATGAGCCTTGAAGAAGAAGCGTTGTGGGAAGAAGAGTCATGCATTCATGTCATTCGACTTTATGAAGATGATGAAATGAAGCAAGCAATTGAAGACAACCATTCGCCAAGTCTTTGGAGGAGATAGTGAAAAATTTGTATGCTAGAAACGCTAAGTTTGAAGAAGTGCTATCAGATCCTTTAGCGATACGTTTTCACTGTGACAGGTGGAACAGTGGTCAACGTGACGACCTTGCAAAAAAGTGTTGGCAATATTTGGAACACTTAAAAATGCAAGGCATCATTTGAAGCAAATATTAGGCGTAGACCCTGGAGGCACTACAGGGTTCTGTGTTATTGAATACGGCCCAGACTCAAGGCCGGTCTTGAAAGAGGCGTGGCAAGAGGCTGGTGGCTTAGGCGGTGTGCTTGCGATACGTGACAAGATAATCAAACATGAGATTGTTGTTTGCGAATCATTCACACTCCGGCCTGGCGTTAAAATGCCAGACCTTTCACCTGTATACATTATTGGAGCATTAGAAGCATTAATGCCATACCAAGACAGTCTCGTTTATCAGCAACCGTCAGCTAAAGTTTTATGCCCTGATGAGAAGCTGAAAAAGATTGGAATGTATCAGGTTGCTAAACCACACGCTAACGATGCTATCCGACACGCTATAATTTACTTAGTGAAAATAAATCATCATAAAACTATAGAATGGCTTTGGGATAAGGAAACTTAATCATGAAAAAAAACCGAACGGATAAAAAAATGGCTAGACTTACAGAAATAAATATCGACCTATACAATCAGGTTGATGGAGATGAAAAAGCTCTTGTTGATGCCATGCTCAATATTGTTGAAGAGTTTGGCAAGTTTCAGTCTCAAGGCAGTTCTGTAAATGCTGGGTATGACAATGCGCAAAACAATCCAAACCTAGCGATAGGCGTAAAGTGTGGCAACTGCGTGTTCCACGTGGGTGAAGGCCAAGACATTGAATGCAGTGCCATCGAGCAAGACATTGAAGAAGATGGTGCTTGCCGATTTGCAGCAATACCACCTGGCCTGGTTACAGTCACAGAAGCTGCTGGAGACTCTTACAGCCCACCACAAGGTGTGCAAAATGCCGCTAAAAGAGCTTTGAAATGGATCTCTGACGGCAAAGCAGGCGACGGCTTCACCTCAGTGGGCCGGAGACGCGCATCACAGCTCGCCTCTGGTGTCTCGGTTAGTCGTGACACTGTGGCTCGAATGAAATCATATTTCGCTCGACACAACGTTGACAAGAAAGCCACTGGATTTAACTCCGGAGAAGAAGGCTACCCATCGGCAGGTAGAGTAGCATGGGATGCTTGGGGTGGAAGCGCCGGACAAGCATGGGTGAATAGAATTAATTTAGACAAATAACATAAAGGGGCAAAAATGATTCAATGTAAACTATGCACAATGCTACCCAACGAAGAACTACAATCAATGCTGCTCACTAAATCGAGCAGATACATTGCAGACAGATTCGACATTGGGCGCACAACAGTAAACAAACATCGCAAACAATGCATGGGCGTTTATGTACCTAAAAGCACAGACAAGAAAATGTTTGAAGACGAAAACCAATCTATCGAATGGAACGGCAACACTGGCGTTTGGAACACTGGCCTAATCGCTAGCGGACTATCCGACATGTCGCCAGAAGCTATCCTCGAACAGTTCGGCCACGACACAAACAAGGTAGCAATACGTGGAGTGATCCGGGAATCGCACAAAGAATATTGGAGCCGAGACTTGAACACTATGCTGTGGAAGCACAGCTACTCGTTCGCTATCGAACGCAAACAAGACAATGACGACACAGACTTTGATGCAGTGAAGTTTCTTAAAGAACTAAACGCTAATGACAAAAAGTTTATCGCCAACAGTAAAGCTGTAAAGTCTTCGTTCGTGCTTGACTGGGCCGACTGGCAACTTGGTAAAAAAGAGGGTGGAGGAACTCAAGCACTTATTGAGCGTCTCGATTCAGCTTTTGAACAAGCGGAGAAGCGTGTAACAGAACTGCGTTCCATTGGCCGAGAACTAGACGAACTAGTTATCTTGGGCGGTGGCGACATGATTGAGGGATGTGTAATTTATCCGCAACAGTCATTCGGCATCGACCGGAACAGGCGCGAACAGATACGTGGCACAGTCGCTGCAATCCTCGCTGGCATTACTAAACTTGCACCACTATTTAAAACAGTGCGTGTAGTTGTTGTGCCGGGCAATCATGGCGAACACCGTATTACAGGTAACCGCACCGAGATTGGTGACAACGATGATCTGCTAGTGTTTGAAATGGCGCAGTTGGCTTGCGAGAATGACAAACGATTCCAGCATGTCTCATTCGAGATTGCTGAAAAAGAAGTGTCAATCTCAACAACCATCAAAGGTTGGACATACGGGCTTACACATGGCGACGTTTACGGACGTGGCGGTGGCACAGGAGTTCGTAACAAAGTGTTCAACTGGTTTAAAACAATGGCAGCAAACCGACACCCTGTAGGTGCAGCTGATGTTCTAGTAACACACCATTTTCATCACGATGCACAGGAAGACTGGGGTAACACTCTATGGGTTCAATGTCCAACAATCGACGGAGGAAGTCACTATTTCAAAGAATTTTCGGGTCACGACACAAAGCCAGGAATGGCAAGTTGGGTCGTTACGGAAACTTCAAGATTCCAAGACAAGCAGATCCTGAATACGTAGTAGTCTTTTACGACGAAGAGGCAGACGAAGAATACGCAGTAACATTAATTTGTAGTTGCGACAAAAACGTTACAGGCTTTCAAAATAACGATGAGTTCTTTTACTGCAAACACTGCGACCAGCCATGCCGGTTTAAAAAGTGTGAAACATGTGAGCGTTACAACGCTAACTTAGAAACAAGATAAGTAAGCGAAAAACCCCCAGTCACCTCTGCTGGGGGTTTTCGCCTTGTCGGGCCCGACCTACGGCAGTAGGAGGCTTACTGCGGAAATGACAACCGCAACAACTGCAATAGCCAACGAAATGCTATTAGTCTTGTTAGTCCTTTGAGTTTTTAATTCCTTAACATCCAGCTCGATCTCGTTAATGCGAGTGTCTTGTGAATCGAGCTTCTTCTCCATGCGTTCTTGCGACTCGCGCATAAATCTCATGCCTTCCTCAATGCGCCCAATCGCTATTAAAATATTAACGTCTACATTATCTTCAGGCATTACATTTTTCTCTTTCAAGTTAAAAATGGGCCACAACTACTTAAAGTTGCGGCCCATTATATTTTTGTTTATAGTTTCTTTTTGTCGTCTTCCAACTTTTCGACATGCTTACGAATAGCATCGTTAGCTGCCTCATGGATTGTCTCCTGTGAAGCGCGTCCAGTAGTTGCAATAGCATAACCTAGAGCACCCACAACACCTAGCATCAAAGTCACCCAGGCGATAAGCACACCAGTCATAGGGTTGCCTGTAATAACAGCACCCGAACCGGCAGCTCCACCAAGGATGAACAGGAAGATGCCGAAGCCACGCCAAGCTAGCGCACCGACAACGGCCAAAACTTCATTCATACGCTCTCGCATAATATCCTATTCTCGCCGTTTTATCTTAAACTATTATACCTTATTCAGCTTTAGCTGTTGTTGCTGCAGAACCACCTGAGTGTGATGGGGCTGGAGCGATCGGAGCATCATCTGCTGTGGCCTTGTGAGCTGCAGCTGCTGCACGTTCCGACAAGATTAGAGCCTTGCAGAACTCGAATGGGTCAACGAAGCCTTTACCGTCAGCTGACCAGCCATGAGTTTTGCCCTGCCAGATTTCCCAGTGCAAGTGCTTGCCTGTAGAGTCACCGGTTGTGCCCATAACGCCTAGAACTGTTCCGGCAGTAACCTTCTGGCCCACCTTAACTTTTAGTGAACCTTCGCGCATGTGAGCGTAGCATGACGTGTAAAACTTGCCATTGATCTTGTGTGAAATGATTACGTGATAACCGAAGCCACCAACAGAGCCATCTTCTTTGCGTCGCTTTGATGGGCCAGCGAAAAGAACCTTGCCATCGTGGAATGCTTCGATGTAGATAGTGTTTGCGCCACCCCAAAGGTCTACACCGTTGTGGTGCTTCTTAGGTGCGCGACCTAGTGGGTCTACTCGCCAACCAAACTCTGAAGTGGTTTTAAAGTCTGCCCCGAATTTGCCGTCAATCGGCCATTGTGTTTTTGCCATTATTTTTTCCTTATTTGTTTATTAACCTGCTGCTGAACCGACAAGCATTTGCGTAGCAGTCCAATAGTAGGTGTATGAGGTTCCAGTTGCGCTAGTGTTGTTTCTAACGTTTAAAGTGAATCCAGTTGATGAAACTGCAGCTACAGATAAAGTATATCTTACTGATGAAGAAACGAGGGAAAGAATTGGGGCCTGGCTGAAACGCCCAACTGGAAATGTTATGTCGATTGTTTCAGAAGATCCGCTACCAAGTGTGCTTGAACTTGTGCCAGAACCTGCAGACATCCTGAAAGGCACACCAAGCTCGCCAGCGGTAGCTTTAGCATCCACATCTGTGCGGAGATCAGCAATCTCACCATCGACAAGAGCTTCGATCGCTGTGTCAACGCTACTAGCCAGCCCAGAGAATACTGTCTCTAGTGGAGAAATGTTTGTTGCTGAATCTGGGTAGTAAATATTGTGGTTTGTTGTGTTAGGCATTTAGTGCTCCAATCAATTCGTTTGATTCCTCAGCAGAGAAACCTAAAGACATTAAAGAATCCGCAAGATTGTCTGCAGAGAGAATGTAGGAAGTAATCGATCCATTATCCATTTTAACAGTATAATGGAAAGTTTCAAAACCGCTCATGGGGTCAATAATTTTAATTATTTCGTGATTCATTATATCTCCGCATTCAGTTCAACGTAAGTGGAAGTTTGGTGTCTTAAAAAGTATGGCCTATGCGCTGTGTCATTAAGCACATGTGTAGCGTTTAGAACCACAGTGTTTGGTGTGCAAGTTCCTAAGGCTAAAGCGGTTACAGTTTGAGATGTGCCAGTTCCGTCAACCATGTCAGATCCGCTGTAACCAACTGATGCTGGGGTTATTCTGAAAGCAGTTCTTATTGGCAGGGTAAATGTAGTTACTGTCGTGCCTGAGCCTATCCCAGCTGCATAAATCGCTGTAGTTCCTTCAATGCGTTGGTAATATCTTTGGCATGAAGAAAGTTCTTCACCATAATTTTCTCCATTTCTTTTAAACGCACTTACAGTGCTTCCTATCTCAAGCTGCACACCGGCGACCTCAAACCAGTCGTCAGCTCCAGCAGTGCCAACAGGAGTGTATTGAAAATATACACCAACCTGGGTGGCGGCTGAAGGAACAGTTGCAGAAACACTGTATCTAACATATGAAGCTGTTGGTGTTATTGTTGATGAAAGAAAAGTGTTAGAGCCAGTGTAGGTTGAAGGGATGCGTTGATCTGTTCCAGTCCCGGAAACTGCTCTCATTAAAAGGTTTGCACCGCTAAAGTCTGCCCCGACTTTAAGCCAGGCGCTCATTGTGACAGTCTTGCCGGCCAAAGGTATTGAGTTTACTGTCTCAAATCCAGTGGAAAAGAAAATATTAGCGACTGAAGTGTTTCCTGCTGTTCTTTGAACCCTAGCACCATATTGCAACCCGGTAACTGAAGCAGAGATTGTCTGCCTGGAGCAAGTCGCGCCTGAAGCGTAACTGCCTCGCCAAAGTTGCCAACGGTCTGTCGTGTATCCGGTTAAGAAGCTTGTGGCTGTTGCTAGGCTTGTTGTGCCGCGCTGCCAAATATCAAAACCGCCATTGATTACAAAGTTGCGCTTTTCAGCTGTGCCCAAAATAGTGTCTACATAATTTTTAGTTGCAGCTTGACTTAATGATGTTGGCTCAGAAACGTTAGTTAAAGTAAAACCCTGCATGTCATAATTGCCCAGGTTTGTGCCTAAACCGCTCAAAGGTGTGCCAACAGGAAGCGCCCCTGCAGCGCCTGTTTCAAGACTAATAACTCTAGCCCATAAAGCGCTCAAAGAGATTGAACTGACTCGGGAACTAGTGCCAGTGTTGTTTACAAAGTTTTTATTGCGAGCAGCATCAAGTTCAATTTCTTTAATTCTTTTTTCAACTTCACGCGCCCAATAAGCTGAATCTGGACCTAAATTGTTTTTAGGGAAAATAACTTTTGCCATTAGATCGCCTCCATTAATGGTATGATACTAAACTCGTTAAACTTTAAACCAGACCTTAAAGTGTTAAAGTTGCTAAAAGTTTTAGTTGACCAAATTGTGTTAAATTCTGAGAATGTTGCAACACTTGCCGAAGCATTAATGTTCATGCCTTCGGGGTTGTAAGTTGCTGAAGTGACACGAAACTTGTTAGAAGCATCAGCAATCATGCCGCCTATAGCGGCTCCAAAATCTGTCAAGTCAGATACAGTCATAGTCATTGTCAAATCCGGCCCACAAGCCACCTGTGCCGCCTTGATGCCAGCTCTGTAAGCAGTGTCAACGCTGTTAATGAAGATGTTATCAATCGTTGCAAGCGATTCTTCAACAGTGTAATAGTTTGAAGCGCCGGTAGGGATTTTAATCTTTTCAGTCTCATAAAAAATACCTGTGCCAACAATCCAAATAGCTGGATAAATATCTTCAATGCCTACGGCGTATGATGTTGTTTGAACCTCTTCACCATTCTCGTCGAGACGGCCAGTGAAATCCTCGGGTGGGCCAACAAGAGTGATTTCAACCTCGCCAGCATCAAGAGCTTCGCCGTTCTCGTCAAGCAAACTTACAGTCAGACTGCCACCAGCATCTAGCCATTGTTGCGGAACTACAGGTAAGCCATCGTCAGCCATAATGACGTATTGACCTGTGGTGCCGGTGTATGGTGCATCAGGCAACTTGTCAGTAATAGCATCAACAAGCACAGGCTGCTTAACTGAAGAAAGTGTTGCATTAATTTTGTAACGTTGGCGCACCGTCTCACCAGCGCTAACCTGCAAGTTAGAAGCAAAAGTAGACTTGAAACGTTCCTTCTTAGGTAAACTACCGTCAATGTTAGTGATCTCGTAAAATACTTTATCAGCACCATGCTCGGTTTTGTAAAGATTTAATTCAATAGTTTGAGCATTCTTGTTAGAATCGACAGAGAAAGACTCAGAAGAAATGTTCTCAAAAGCTAAAGTAGTTTTATTTGCCAACCGCACATGCAACTCGTTATTGGTTACATAAAGTTCAATGTTTCGTTTAACTCCAGAAACGGTGATATAAGTTACTGCACACAGTTCTTTCAGCTTATTCCAGACGTTATCTTCCCATCCGAGAAAAGCCACAGAAACAGCAGCAAGCGTAGTTGATAAGCCATCGTCATAGTATAGGGGCTGACCTGTGTAAGGTCCGCCAAGCCCAGCATAGTAATACATTGCTGCAGCAAGATTACCATTGTAAGGGTCTGCGCGGCGCACAGCATTCAAATCGCGCTGACGAGTCTCACCGCTACCATTAACAACATCGCTATTGTTAATATTTGCTGTCTTGATTTTAAACTTTACAGAACCACGATCATCATCAGTTAAAGTCATGTCATTGTTAATGAGCAGCAAACTGTTTACGTAAGAAGAACCGGACTTGTTTTCTAAAGTGCCAATAGCTGAAAAGCTTACAGAACCAGAACCGCCATCAAGTGACAACGCATTAATAGAAGTAGCTTGCTCATCATAACTGTAAGAAAACAGTGTGCCATCAACAATAGAACCCGGAGTTCCATCATTAGTTAAATTAAAACCCATGCTACACCTCGATAAACTTGGTGCTCATACCAACCTGGCCATTATTGATAGCAGCCGAATAGTATTCAATAGTTGGTGGATTTCCATACTCTAAACCAGTAGTTCCTCGACCAGCAAGGAAACTGCCAGACGCTACGCTAGTTCCAGTTGCCAAAACCTGACCCATCATTGCAACAATGTTTGCAGAAGCAGTAGTGCCACCACCGTTAGCAAGATAAATTTCAACCTTCGAATAACTTGAACCGGCAAAAGTTTGGTTAGTTCTAGTAGTTCCGCCAGCTAAAAGGCTTGCAGGGTTGACTGCGGTTTGTGCCACGCCAGATAAGTTGTAAGGCACGATTCGCACACCGGCAGAAGTAGCAGCTGAAACACCAGCAGCTGTTGCATGCCAACCAAAATGGAAAGTGTGAGTTGATGGAATGATGATAGTTAACTTGCGAGTGTCAGCATATCCGGAAGCCAGTGAATATGTTGCACGACGCTTAGGGTAACTATTATTGTAAGCCGCTGCCGCAAAGGTCGGAGTTACAGTTGCTGAAAGCTTCGACCAATCCTTCTCGGCAATACCTGGGGCAGCCCACTGTGGTGGCAGAATGTTGCTAGACATGGCGTAAGGGTCAAGCCAGTAAAATGGGCCATCACCATACATGCCATCATAATAATCTTTAATAGTTTGCAAGCTTTGCTCAGTAGAATTCAGAGAACCAAGCCAGCTCATATTAAACTCTCGATGTGTTGCGCGAGAACGCTTAACAAAAGCGCTACCATTCAACAACTGTTGCGTCGACGACCAACCCACAGGCGAAGCGTTCAAACCACTTGACGGTGCTTTAATCCACTGCTGTGTTGTGCCATTACCAAAATATACTGAGCCAGCCATTAACGCATACCCCTCTGAGCTAGAATAACATTGCCTGCATTTGCAGATTGTGCAATCTTCGTATTCTCAGTGTATAGTTCAACTGGACGTTCTACAGCAGCACGAAGAAGTGCACGATCCTCTGGAGACAAGTATACCATTGTTGGGCTATTGTTAACATTCTGTGACATTGACTGCGGTTGTGCAAAAGTTACACGCTGCTGATTCAAGGCGTTCATAAAGTCTGCACCATAGGCTGAAGTAGCTTTAGCGGTAATAACATATTCGCCGTTAGACAACATCGCCGGAATGGAGTCGCTTGTGCTAGAACCTGGACCAGTAACATAGCCACCAGCAGCGTAACCGGAATAAAGTTTACGTGCAGCAGCACCATAACCCCTAGAGTTCAAAGCAGTTTCAAGGGTGTTAATCTTTGCATCATAAGCGTTAAGCTTGCCCTGAGCTTTACCAAGCTCAGTTTTAATAGTTGAAAGCCTAGTAGTTTCAGTCGGAGACAAAACCTTAAGAGTAGCAAGCTCATCGCGATCATCACGCAAATCTTGAACAATCTTCGAAAGGTTTTTACGTTCAGTCTGCATCTCTTTAAGCTTAGTGAAAGCAGCTTGAACCCATTCAGGCATCGCAGCAAAAGCATTACGACGCTGCTCATCGAGGCCGCCACCAGTCCACTTAGAAAGCTCTTGCGTAGCTGTGCGGATAATAAGATTAAGTTCACCCTCACGAAGCTTCTCTGATTCATCCCAGTCACCAGGTCTAGGATTAGCGTTCTGTAGAGCAACCAAATCTGTTTTAGCGGTATTAATTTTTTGAGAATTAACCCTGCGCAAAGTCTTGATTCGAGAAGAAGAGGCCGGGTCAAGGAGCTCACCGAACAAAGCGTTCTCTGTCCGACTAATCTTACCAACAGAAGACAAGCCCTTAACAATATCAGCAACAGTAGCTTTAGCCGTTACTCCAGGATTAAGTGGGTCGCCAGTCTCTGCGTCAAGTTGAATGGTAGCCTTAGAGTTATTTGCCCTAGCCAAGAACTCACGCAAAGCATTCTCAGCAGCAGACATTTCAGCAAAGAACTCGATAGTAACATTACGAGGTGTCTTCTTAACAGCAGTTAAGAAATCATCAAAAGTTTTAGCATACTTACCAAGCTCATCTTCAGAATAACCAGCAGCAACAGCGTTATCAATAAAGCTTTCCTTCTGCTTCTTTACAGCATCTTCAAGAGCTTTGCCCTTAACGCCGGCACGAACAAGAGCAAGCACATAGTTTTGGTAACTATCAACCATCCCATTAACGGTAGAACGGTTCTTGATAGCTGCTTTTGAGCTGCCAACAAGAGAAGTGCTAGCCTGGTCTTCAGCGTCAGCACGTTTCTGCTGTGCTGCTGCGATGTCTTCATCAGACTTTGCCAGCTTCGCCTTAAGAATAGCCATACGACGCTCATCGCCATAACGTTGAGCAACATCATACTGATACTGCAACATTGCTCGATCAGCTGAAAGGTCAGAAATTTCCTGGTTAGCTTCCTTAATCGCTTCCTGAGCCGATTTTGCTGCGTCACGAATGTTACGCCAGCCAGTAATAATAGTGTCACGTGCGCTTAAACGTTCCATATTGATTTGTTGAATACGTTCAAAGACGCTAGACAAATCATTAGCATAGTCAATAACTGTTCTAACAGTAGCGCCTAAGCTCTTAGCGCTTGCATCAGTTTCGTCAATAATGTTAAGCGCTTGACGCACAGCTTGAACAAGTTTGCTTTGAGTAAGTGCATCATCAACAGCAATTTTAGCGTCAGCAATTGCTTGCTTTAAAGCTTCAAGAGCTGCGTTGTATGCGCCAAAACTTTCGTCGCCAACCTTTTTAATACTGTTGATTCTTGCAAAAAGTTCATCCAAGCTAACATTAGGGTTAAGCATGTCTTCAAGAATTTGAGAAACGTTAACGCCAGCATTTTCCATTTCGCTAAACAGTGTAGGATAGTTTTTGAAAACACCCTGCAACTCTTCATTCTCGTAAATAGCTTTAGCGAGAAGTTCTTTAGTGTTTTGACCGATCGCTAGCGTCTGGTATTCAATTTCTTTAGTTGTGCTCTTAACAGAATCACCAAGAGTGTCTTGACCTTTAGATGCAGCAATAAGAGCGTTCTTGTATGCAGGTGTTTCTTTGCGAAGAGAAACAACCTTAGATTCTACAGTAGCAATTGCTTGACCGTTTTGCATCCAAGCTTGAGTGTCTTTGTAGATTGATTCACGAAGTGCAGCTGTGCCACCCTGGTCTTCAAACAGGTGCACAGTGTTTGCTTCTTCAATCGCAGTTGTGATTGCTTCAACAATGCCAACAAGTAGCGTGATTGCTGTAATAGCGATAGAGATAGGCCCCAGTAGTCCCGAGATTGTTCCCATAAAGCCTACAGCACCTTTAGAGGCCATAGATTGCGCCCTGGTTTGAGTGTTGATTGCTGCCGCGCCGGCCTTGTTGGCTTGAGCATTGGCAATGTTTGCACGAGCAGCTGTGAGTTCAGCGCTAGCTTCAATCTCTGCAGCGGTAGCATTCTTCAACTTCATCTGCGTGTCAAGGTCTACAGCCTTAATACCTTCAGATGTTGTATAAATGTAAATTTGTTCAGCACGTGCAGCAGCTAAAGTAGAAGCAGACTTAGAGGCATTAGCGGCATCCCAAGGTAGCTGATCTTCCATAACCTGCAGAAGCTTTTTACGTGCCTCAACAACTTGAGCAACACCTTGAGCTTCTTTTCTGGCATAGGCAGTTCTATCGGCTGCACCTAAATCTTGGAAATTAGAAACACCGGAAGCGCCTGCAAGACCTTCACCAGTTGAAAGATAAACGTTTTGATTTTCAAGAATTGAAGAGAAAGCTTTAGCAGAGTTTCCTGCTAGCATAGCGAAAGAATCAGATGCTTTATATGTTAGTGTAGTAAGTTGACCCATCGCGCCATTAACTGCAGTTAACTTAGAGTGATCTTCAACAAGTGAATTACCAACGCCAGTTAGAGCTTTTATGTGGTCAACAAAGCCATTAACAATATTAGGGTCATTAGCAGTATTAAACATTGCTGCCCTGAAAGCGTAAATCTGTGCAAGAACCTTAGTGGCAATAGCACCTACACCAGTGAGAACTCCAGCTGCAGAACTTACACCGTAAACAAGGTTCATGATAGGGCCAAGAACGCTATCTTCTGCAATGTTTTTAAATACCTTTAGAATGTTAGAGCCAATATCAAGTATTGCTCCGAAACCAAGTGCTGCGCTTTGAGAGATTGACTGCATCGCAGACTTGAAGTTGTTTTGGAAAAGAATAATCTTTGAATCAAGATTGTCAACAGTCTTCTCGAAAGAGTCACCCAAAAATGCTCCCTCTTCAAAAGCAGTATTAGCGTCCTGCATTGAAGAGTCAACAACGTTCAAGTTTTCAGCCAAACGAGTAAGCGTGTTAACTTCACGAGTTTCAGTGATGTTCAAATCGTCAAAAGCTTTAGTCATGTTGCCGGTAGTTTTTAGACCTGACAACATTGCGCGGAAAGCGCGAGCAGCACCACCATCAGTGTCAGCCCAAGTTGAAGCAAACTCTGAAGAGCTCATACCTGAAACTTTAGCAAAGTTTTGAAGCTCCGCCCCACCCTTGCTAACTGCGCGGTTAATGTCAGCAAACACACGAGTAAACACACCGCGAGCCTGTTCAGGTGCAATACCCAAGGAAGCGATAGCGGTTGAGAGTCCAACAATTTCATCAGGCGCAAAACCGGCCTGCTCAGAAACGGCAGCGATAGATTCTGTAAGCGAAAGGATTTCAGCTTCAGTAGCGACAGCATTTACGCCGGCGTAAGCGATAGCTGAACCTAGGTTTTCAAACTGTGCATAATCTACGTTTGCAAGTTCAGCAATACGACCAAACTTTTGCGCAGTAGTTTCAACACTGATTCCTGTTACGCTGGAGAATTTAGCAACAACTTCTGTAAAGTTTTTGATGCCGTCAGCAGTGACACCCATTTGTGCACCAAGTGTGCCGATAGCGGTAAGCTGCTCAAAGCTAATAGGCATGGTTTCTGATAGCATGATAAACATGTTAGCCATGCCTTGAGTCTCATCATTAAGCAACTGCATGGCGCGATCTACTGAAGTAAAAGCGCTTTCGTAATCTTTGTATGCGTTAGTGAACTGGAAAATGCTATTAGTGAAACGGAAAAGGTTTTGAGAAACATTTTGCAAAGCGTTACCTACGTCATACAGCGCGTAACGGCCAGTGACCCATGTGCTTACAAGCGCCTTGGTTGCTATCTGCGCTTCTTTTTCAGCTTGAACTTGATCTTTAAGCTGACGTTTAATTTGTTCGCTAGCGTCACGAGTAGCTTTAGGGTCTGGACCCAAGAACTCGCCACCACGCTCAGTAATGTAACCATCGCCACCAGGCGGACGACCTGCGCCACCAAAACCAGCACCAACACGACCGCTATCAACGTTACGCACAACAGAACCACCACCAGTGAGCTGCTGTGTGGCTAACGTATCATAAGGTCCACGACGAAGCTCTTTAAGGTAGGCTTCATTAGTTGTAGCGTTTAATGCTTCGGATGTAAGCTTTTCAATCTTAGTCTTAGCATCATAAGCTTGGGCAGAAAGATTAGCCCTCTCTTTAAGTAGAGCGGCTTTTTCATCCCTGGAAAGATTTTCACCATTTTTAAGCGCGTTGTTAATCTTGTTTACTGCGTCAGTTGCAAGAAGAATAGTTTTAGCGTATTCCTTATAAACCTTTGTAGATTGAATAGCTCTAAGAGTTTGCTCTTCAATCGAAGCAGAAGTTTGCTCAGTTTGCACAGCCTGCTTTTCTTGAGCATCAGCAACAACGCTAGAAGCAGCAACAGACTCAGCAGCAGCTGCACGAGCACCAGCATCAAAAGTCAGCTCTGGCTGAATGTTACCAAAAGCGCTAGCATACTTGCTTCTAGTGTTTTTGCTGTAAGGCATAAGGCTAGCGCCATGACCATAAGAAGCTTCGCTAGCCCAGTTAGCCGGCCTCGAAGCCATGCTAGCGTATGCTGGCGAAAGGTCACGCAAGAAAGCATGCATAGCCATAGAGCCAGTAGCGTCAGCTGCAGCAAAGTGCGGTGGAAGTCCACCAATCTTAGAAACCCTGTTGCCATCCATTTCGATGCCTTGCAAAGCGCCAGGATAGTTTTCAACAATCTTAGCAAGGACCTCTGCAAGCTTCAGGCCTGTGCCTTGAACAGCCTTAGTAAGAATAGCTTGAAGCTCAGGACTATTTGAACCGCTTTTCTGAAGCTTCTCAAGAACCTTATAAACGTCAACAATGTTTTGAATATCTTTAGTGATCTTAGTCGGCTCTAAGTCAAATTCGCCAGCAACCTTATTAAGGTTGTCAGCTGATTGCGCGAGCTTAGAGAAATCTGCGGGACCAACGTTGCTCCCAACAAGTGTAATACCAAGTTCATCAATTAGTGAAATAATAGCCAGTGTTGCTTTAATTTTCTTTTGGTAAAGTTCAAGGTTTGCTTTAGCTTCACCTTCAGCAATGCCTGAAGATCCAAGTTTAGACTGGTCGAAGCCTAGTTGTGCTGCACGAGCTGCAATGTCTTTAGTTGACTGCGGTCCTGCGCCTTGCCTTTCAAGCATTGCATCAATAACGGCACTGTCTATCGGCTTGCCTGTAGTGTCAAGGCCGGCAGGGATGTGGAAGAAATCTAGAAGGTCAACAACTTTACCAAACTCATCCTGCACCTTGATGCTAAGTTCAGTGATTGGCGTAAGAAGGCCATTAGCGAACTCTGAGTCCAGGCCAGCAAGAAGTTTAGTTGCGTCTCCACCAGACTGTTTCAAAATTTCGCGCAGTTTTCCGATTGGAGTGGCAAGACCAAGGCCTTCATATTTTTTGAAGATTTCTTCAAAAGGATCAGTTGCCTCTACTTGCTGCACAGCCGCAGCTACAGCAGGTTGCGCCGCTTGCGCAATCTGGTCTGGAACTAGAGCCATGATTTGCATCATCAAATCTTGAACGCCACTAGTGATTCTAGCTTGCTTCAAGAATTCTGGTCGGCTAAGAACTTGATAAGCAATAGTGTTTTCTTGCTGAGGTAATCCACCAGGAAGCAGGCTTGTTTCAGCGCCAGTTATATTGTCTCTATATGGTTTTTGCAAAAGACCACGAAGGCCAGAAGCTTCTAGTTTTTCTCTAAGTGCAGCGTCTCCGCCACCTAGCATCATGCTGTTTAGGATGCTGCCAGCATTCAAACCTAGTTGCATCTCGTAGTCAACAATAGCGTTTACGATTTCGTCAGCAATATAAACCATTCCATGTTGGATGTCGTCGTCACTAAAGTCTTGTCCACCAATTTTTTCGATAGCGGCAGCTTCAGCATCGATTGCAAGCTCTAAAGCTCTTGATAGGATATCGTCTTGAACTTTTTGCATGAAAGCTTTTGTTTGTTCAGGATTCTGCTCAAAGAACTTGTCAAGTTTCCGAAGTGAATCAGCGCCATAAGGTTGAGGCCCCTGTTCAGCCCAGCCACCTGTAATCATGCCTTGCGACTGTGGCAAAGGATACTTCCCATTAGGCCCAGTTGGTCCTTGGTAAACTTTGGTGTCTACCCAACTTCCGCCAGGAGTGTAGATAGAAGATGGCGAACCCCAAATTCGACCACTATTAGCGTTGTCAACATTCTGTTCAAAAAGCTGCGCATTAACCTTATCAAGAATAGGGGCAATACGGTTTAAAGCGTCAGCAACTTTCAACTGTGCAATTTGAGAACCTTCGGCAACTCCAGCCGGTGTCATGCGTTCAAGCGCTCGCTGATAAGCAATCTCAGCGAGAGCAGGAGAAATAGCAATTGAGCCATCCTTTGCTGGAACAAAGTCAGCGAAATCTTGTGCGTTAAACTTTAAGCCACCAATGATGCCAGTTTTGAGAGCTTCAGAAATTGAGCCAAGGCTGCTGGGATCAACAAGATCACCATACTCTACGGCATCTTTTGGTGTTGTGCGTGGATCAATCCTTGTTTGTAAAACTTTGAGACCAAGAACGCTTGCAATGTTTTTAGCGTTCTTGTTCATTTCTGAAATGACGTTACGTGTAGCATCGTCAAGGCCGTCAAGGTCGTCTTCTATATTATTTACTACAGCAACTAGACCTTTTTCGCTTTCCTCAATGCGAGTAATGCCGGCCTGGCTTGGTGACATGTATGGTGCAAGTCCAGCGATTTTAACACCAGAACCGATAGAGCCGCCAACAATTTTTTCAATTTCCTGTATGAAAAGTTGACGGAGAGCTTCAATCTTCATGTTGCCGCGAGCAGAAGAGCCGAGGGTGGTGTAGCGGTCTTGTCCGCGAAGCTGCCTTACTTCTTTAATGAAAGCGTCAAAATCTGGTGACGCAACTTTCCTGCCGTTGTATGTGTCAAACTTTGTTGGCACAGTCTTGCCCAGTGGGGCTGTTACATATCTTGCAGAGCCTTTATCATACTTGAGCTGCATTCCAGCGTCACGCAACTGTTCTTTAACATCCTTAAAAGTGTCAACCAATTCACCAGCAGCCTTTTTAAGCTCTTTAGTTGGTAGAAGGTCAATAAGCTGTTTTGTGGTAACTTTAGATTTTGAATTGAAAAAGGATTCAAGAAGTTTTTGAGAAAAGTCTTCCGCATTTACAGGCTTGGAGCCGCCAGGCATTTTAATAGAGTCTTTAGATAGTGCAGCAATCTGGCGAGTAACCTCATCGACTGAGCGTTTGTTTAGCTCAACGTCGATACCAATTTTAATGTTTTTACTGAGATTATTGTCAGCCAAGACTATCCACCTAACTTAAGTATACATCCATTATACACTATTTATGATTCTTCTTCGGCCTTCATTTTCTCTGCAAGATAAGCAAAATAAGAACTTCGGGTAGGCATCTCGCCACCATCATAAGTGTAAGCAACCACATAGTCACTCTCACCATAATTCTTTTTCTTAGACTTCCTCTTTTCCTTCATCTCATTGTGACGTTCAAGTTCGGCCTTAGCAAAGCAGACAGTGGTCTTTATTTTGAAACCAACATTAGTGGCATCTTCATTACGACAAATCCAGATAGGGTTGCCACACTGTGAACAGGTCTCGTCCTGCAAAGTTTGATAAGCCTCTAAAAGAAGAAAATCAAATTTAGTCCAGGGATCAAACGGCTGCTCATGAAAAAGTACAGCCGTAGGTCGAATCTTGTTCTCGATGGCAACCCTAATCTTGCTCACATAATGACGATTATGTGCCCAAGTTAGGACTTCGGTAAAAAACCTGCATCAGTCAATTCGTCAAAGTATCCACCGGCAAGAGTCAAAACTTGCATGGATTCTACAAGCTTGTTCCACTCGGTGAGGGATATGTTCAAACGCAGCTCTTCAGCTTTATCAAAATCAAATAGCGAATCGTCAGTATTACCTTCGGCATCTTGCACAGAAACAATATTTAGGCCGACAAGGATCGTGATGTAGTCGCGCATCCATCCAGGCGTGTCCGTTGGGTTATCTTCTTTGGCAATGTTGTGCATCTTGTTAGCCTGCTCAAGAACAAGCTCAACAGCTTTCTGGTTAACTCCACGCATAGTGAAAGTGATCGCACTAGACTTAATGCGTTCTGCTAGCGCGTTAGCTTCAGCCTGCAGCTTGTCAAACAGCTCCGGCTCAACAACAAGTTTCATGCGCTCATCAAGTTCATGTAGCGCGTGGGCCGCTTCACCATCAAGATAAATGGTTACGTCACGCTGTGGATACGCGCGACCTTTAATCGCGTCGGTAAGGTTAAAAACCTTCTTCGACTGTGACTCCTTAACAAGCTCAAGAGCCTCTTGTGCCTGTGTCATTTCTTCGCTCATTTTAGCGCCTTTCTAAAACAGTATTTCACCCATTAGAGATTGAAGAAAGGGGGAGAGCAAATGGGCGCAAATCTCTCCCCCTTCCAGTTTGTAACTAAGCTACAAGTGCGTTGTTCGAGCCAACCTTACCCTGCTGGGTGAAGTTAACCATGAACTTAACGCTGTCTTCGCCTTCGGTGTTGTCCATGAAAGCGTCAGCGATAACCTTGAACACAGAAACAATCTGAGTCGCAGCAGCTGCAGTAGCCTTCGGGTAACCTACACGCATAACAAGGTATCCTTCAGGACGCGAACCATCGGTTGCAGCCTTGAAAGCTTCGTAAGCGTTGTAGTATGCACCAGTGGTCTCCGAGGTGATTCCGCGGAAGAAGGTCAGCGATGCGTTGTAGTTAGCAAATCCACGAGTCTGAACTAGACCCTCGTCGACGATGCCTCGGTCTTCGATCTTGTTCGAGTCAGTCGAACCAAGGTCAAAGCCGTCCCAAGCGATAGCGTCAGTTAGCTCAAGGCTTCCAGACTTCGAAAGGTCGGTAACGTCAGGTGCAGCAACCCAGGTGTCCTCAGCGGTGGTGAGGTTAGCGGTCGGAACCCACCAAACCTTGATCTTACCGTTTGAGGTGCTCTTGGTTCCGATTGACGATGCAAGAAGCGGGCCTGCGCCTGCGGTTCCTGCAGCAACATCGATGTTAACCTTAACTTCACCAGTGGTTAGGAAGCGAGCGCCAAGGCGAATCATCTGTCCGTCACCAATAATGTGAACTGGATAGTCGGTCTCAACACCAAAGATGCTGATCTCGTCACCGGCAGCGAAAGCTGCGTTGTGGGTCTTGCCGACGCGCTTGATTAGGAAGTATTTTACACCTTCGGCCTCAAACAGGTTGCGGAAGTGGTTGAACGAGTTTGTGTCTGTGCGGTTTTCGTGAACGAAACCATCCAGTGAAGCCTCGTAGCTGTGGTAGGTTGGGGTGTTAACGGTTGCGTTGTCTACGACAGATAGTGAGCTGTCAGACTGCGAAGCGGTCTGGTTTAGCGTGTAGTCGTCGGTGACAGCCTGCGAAATGTTAACAACACCAGCGGTTAGCACACCAGATGTGAAAACGCCTGCGGTGGTGATTTCAGCTAGTGTAGGAGCGGTCCAGTCAGCAAATGCGTCCTTGTGGGCCACATAAATACCAACATTAGGACGAAGCATCTTAGTTGCCATCTTCTATTCCTTATTCTCTTCAATTTCGGTTACAGGTTCAGGCAGGGTTGCCTTGTCCTTCGGAGCAAAAAGCTCCTTCTTGTTTTTCTTTGGAGCTTCAACTTCCTTTTCCTCAACAGCAGGAATGTAATCCTCTGCGAGAACAAGGTTTTCGCCCAAAACAGGGTGGCCTAGGTAGTGGCGTGGAACAGCCATGCTCTTGCCGGTTATTGTGTTAATTACAATAGGCATAAGAATCCTCTCTTAATCTATACTCTATAATACCACATTTGTATTTACAGGATATCTGAAAGAAACCTCTGCAATATACTTTACGGGTCTGGAACTAAAATCGGGTGTAACATACTTGCTATTTGATACAGGAACTAGTTCTCCAGCGTCTGCAGGTATATATCCCATAAGTTTTGCTCGCACAAGATCAGCTACTTGACGTGCTGAACGTTCGGTCGGTCCGACACATTGAACGATAACAAAACTCTCACCAAGATCGTGCCGAGATGACACAATACCGTTTGAGTCTAAACTTGGCGACCAACCACCAAAAAATGGAACGATGAAAGGCAGCATTGTGCCGTTAGAGTATTCGAGTGCCGAATCGTCAGGCACACCGTTCTCGTAAACTGTTTGAGAAAGTTCTTTCAGCTTTACAACAATCTGGTCCTGGATGGGTATTAGTGATAGTCCCATTATTTGTATCCTCTTTTCTGCCAATATTCATCAAGTTTTTGTTTAAACGCATCAACACCGGCTTGTTGTGCGAACATACCAGGAACCCAGTCACCATCAAGATCGAAACCGTATTCTTGCATCATAAAATATTTAGGATCTGTTCGCCAGTCACCGTCAGGGTCTGCTTGTGAACGTCGACGTGGTGAAGCATCTTTAATGTTACCATTAGCGTCAGCAGGCCAACCAAAACCACCGATAACAGATGCTTGTCTGCGTCGGTCAGCGTTTTCTACAATCTTTGGTTCGAGCGAAGCTACAGCATCATACATTGTGCCGGTCTCTAAACGTGCGCCGTCAGGGTTGCCACGCATCGTGTTTACAGCAGTGTGCCACTTAGAGCCGGTGGGACTATCAAGGATTCTGTCCTTCATGGCTCTTGCAGCTGCGCGTGAAGCGAACCTTACAGCTTTACGCACATTCTGCGCCTCTTCCTCCAAGATAGCGTTCTTACGCCGGGCTACAGCGTTAGCGACGGCAATCTCAATAGGAAGGTTTCTATTAGCCATTGTTCGGGTTAAGCTCCTGATTAACTTCGCATAGAAGCATTCTGTGCCAAGGGTTTGAGCTGTTGATAACTGAACGCACAACGAAGTCAAAGTTTACAAGGTTAGCGTCAAGCGGTGATGCTGTAACCTTCATGCGGTGGCCTGGACGGATGTCAGCCATCTCGCCATTAGAACCAATCAGCTGATTCTCTCTCATGCCGATATGCACTTCAACAATTTGTGAAGCACCTGGATCGATTGCTTTAACAACGCTTGAACCGTCAGACATGCGCACAGATGCAGAGCGTGGCTGGATACGTGCGCGTCCCTGCCATAGCACTACTGTGTTGTTTGTCCAAGTATTTGTTGTAGCGTTATAGGTGCTATCTGCGCTCGCCGGATTATAGATCTCGACAGTGGCAAGATGTAACGCCTTCTCGGCTAAGTTGTTGTGTGTAAACCATCTAGGATCTACAGCTGGGCGAGTATTTAAAGCCATTCGTTATCCCACTTCTTCAGAGGCGCGACAATGAACGTTTCGTAAGAGTCGTACATTTCATCCTTGTCAGCTTCTTCCTGCAACTGTTTAGCTTGGGCGCGTAGCTCTGCGCCGAGCTTTGCACCGTCAGTTTTAAAGTCGTAAGTTGAAATAACTTTGTTAATCAAAGCTTCCGATGTGGCAAGCACAAGCTTTGCCTGGGCAGCGGCACGTTTAACATTGTCACTGTAAAGGGTTAGGAATGCTTGGATCTGTGCGTCATTAAAAATGTATGCGTCAGCTGCTGAAGGGTCGGCAGTGTTTTCCAGCTGTTCTGTGTCTGGAATTAGCAAGCGAACTTGACCTATGGTAGTGCTATAGTTTGGAGGCGTAATGTCTGGCATGTTACTATTTTACCTTATCTTTATTTATTTTCTAAATTTTCAATGCGTGTTGTTAAATCTTTAATAATAGCATCTTGATGTTTCAACGCTGAGACCAGTGCAGAAACCATTTCTCCATAGTTAATACCGTCAGGTATTTTTGTGCCATCTTCTAGAGTCATATAGTTTACAAAAACTTTTAGACTCTCAATTTGATCAACTTCTTCAGCAATAAAACCGCCATAAGTTCTAGCATTTTCATCATCTTCAAGTTCTGATTTAAGTTTATAAGCTTTTGGTTTCAAAGCAATTACGTCTTCATAAGTGAAATTTGCGTCTTGAATTTGATCTTTGTAACGCTCAGACGAGGCTGTTCTTACCAAGTTTCCAGAGTTATCAAAAGTTGCTGTAGTTGAACCCCCGCCAGAAAGCACAGATCTAGTTAAAGCTCCAGTTGAGGTTATACCTGCAGCCTGTAAGGCTGCGCTACTTGTAAGTGCCCCAGTTGTTCCGCTAATTGTCAAGTTTGAAACATATAAAGTTCCAGTAAGGGTTCCACCAGAAAGTGGAAGATAAGAGTGGGTGTGGCTTGCTGCCGCGTAGGCAGTAGACGCAGTATAAGCGGCGCTACCAAGACCAAAAATTGATACAGCCTGAGCAGTGCCACCAGACGGTGTTACAGAAAAAGCTCCATTAGTTGAACCAGAAGCAAAAGTGTATGTTGTGTTATTGTCTGGGGTTGTTACAGTTCCGCCAAGAGAAATTGGAGAACCATTAATCGTAATAGAAGAGTTGGTTAGCTTATTGTTTGCGATAGAGCCAGCAAGCATTGCGTTTGTTACTGTGCCAGTATCCGAAGTGGTTACATAGCCAGCATGAGTGTGATTACCTAAAGCTACAGTGCTTCCAGTCGTGCCTGTTGGAATTCTTGCAATATCGAAAGTTCCAGAAGTGACATCTGAAGCTGCATGAGCGTGGCCAACTGCTGAAATGCCAGCCTCGGCTAAAGTTTTATTCTCCCAAAGGTTGCTTGCTGTGCGTTGAATAACTTCACCAGCAGTTACACCATTAATCAAAACATCGTGAATTTCATTAAGCTCAAAACCGTTTTGTGGCTTAACAAAAATCTCACCATTATTAGCATTCACACGAGTAACAACACCAATAGAAACAAGATGAGCAGGTGCAACAGGTTTGTTTACTAAACCGTAAATTAAGTTTCCTGAAGTGCCCAACCATACAGGAACACCTGCCGTAATAGCAGCTGTAGTATCAAGCCCAGACAGGAGACCTTCTGTAATCACCTTAACTTTAGCGTTAGTCGAGCCACCAGTTTCAAGTAGACCCATAGTTTTAGAAGAGGTAGCCTCAGAAGCGTTAGATGCCTTAGACACAATCATGTTTGTGCCATCTGCCGACGAAACATAAACTGCTTGACCCTTGGCGATTGCTTCGCCAAGTTTAACTTCATGTTTTAGCTGCGAAGTCCAATTAGCGTAGTTGTCAATCCATTGAGTATTGTAGTCTGTTCCGTCAACCTTAGCGAGAATCTGTCCAGCAGTTCCGCCTTCAGCAATGCCCGGCCCAGCAGGGCCAGTGGCCCCTGTCGCACCTGTAGCGCCAGTTTCACCCTGTGGCCCCGGTGCGCCTTGAGCGCCCTCCAAAGAAGCCAGCCATTCAGCCTCTGTGCCAGTGAAGCCATTTATTTGAGCAACTTGATAAGCAGAAAAACCGTTTAAACCCTGATCGCCCTTATCGCCCTTAGCGCCTGTAGCTCCAGTGTTACCAGTATCACCCTTAACACCCTGAATACCTTGCTCGCCCTGAATGCCTTGCACACCAGTGTCACCAGTATCGCCCTTAGGCCCCTGAATACCTTGAATACCCTGATCTCCAGTGTCACCCTTAGGTCCAGCATCACCAGTGTCACCCTTAACACCTTGAATACCCTGAGCCCCTTGATCTCCAGTATCGCCCTTAACACCTTGAATACCCTGCTCACCTTGCGGCCCAGGCTCACCCTGAACGCCCTGAGCGCCATCAGCGCCGTCAACACCAGGCTCACCCTGTGCACCTTGCGGACCAGTCGGACCAGCAGGCCCAACCTCACCTTGAGGTCCCTGCGGACCGGCAGGGCCAACAGCCCCCTCGCCGCCAGACGCACCAGAAGACCCATCAACAAAAACAGAACGCCTTTTATCTAAACGTTTAATCTCATACTCAACCTTATCCGTCCAATCTTCAGATTCGCGCGGCAGGTTAGTGTCAGGAAAAATTATCATAATACCTAATTATAACCCATAAATTAAAAGCCCACCCCGGAGAAAAACTCAACAGGGTGGGCAGTCCCAAAGGAGGGGTGGGACAAAACAATTATAGCAAACAAAAAACCCCCCACCGAAGTGGAGGGTTCTTTGAGAAGCGGTATTAGCTACCAGCACCAGTCGAAGCAATTGTTCCAGCAGGAACAAAGAATCCACCAGTCGCAATGTGGCGGATTCGCATCTGCCAGTCGTCATTGTCAAACGAGCCATAAGCCTCAGGGATTGCTCCGCCACCTAGTGCAACACCAGATGCAGACTTAACGCGAAGCTCAGGAGCCTCGAATCCACGAAGGAATCCAAGAACAACGCTTGGGTTAAGTGATGCACTTGGAACTGGAATTAGGAACCAGTAAGCACCAGCGGTTGGGTTGATCTTAGTGATCCAGTCGTTAACAACGATCTCAATCTGTGAACCGATAGGGTTTCCAGTGATAGTCTTTGTAACAATCGAACCAACAGTTGCCGAAGTTTCAACAGTCTGAACTGCAAGAATCTTACGAGCAGTAAGCTCAAGCGCACGTGGAATAACCAATGCGAAGCGGCTTACAGGCTGAATTAGTCTGCCGTTGTACTGCTGAAGGTTTGCTGCCTCAATAGCCTTCTCTAGGTTTTCTAGAGTTAGAGCACCGTTACCTGAGAACAGGTTGTTGTTGCCCGACTTGAAGTTAGCAGTGTTCAAACCAGTTGGCGAAACAAGCTGCTTAGTAACTTCTTCATCTTCCTTGCCAGCAGCCTTTAGGCCAAGCTCGATAGGTAGACGCTCAAGAAGCGAGATGTTTCCATCGTTTACAACAGCTTCCCATGAGAAACGAACGCGCTGACCAGCCTTCTTAACTGCGAAGTCGCTCTCAGTTACTGAGAACCAACCAGCAGTTGGGTACTCGTCGTACTCGCCAACGGTAGGAAGTGAACCATCGCGGAAAGTGTCGCCCTGGTTGTCCTTGCCGTCATCTTCGTAACGAAGGTTTAGGTACTGCTGCTTGCGGAAGTCATCAACAACTAGACGAGTTGCGAAACGGTCCCAAACCTTTGGCTGGGCCTGGTAGTTCTCAAGAAGAATCTTGTTGATGGTTGGAGCTAGCTGAATAGGTAGGTCCGAAGTCGAAATACCTTCCTGAAGTCTCAGCTTGTCCTGACGGTCGCCACGAAGGGCTCCTTCGAGAAGCTTTGCAGCCTCTAGTTGACGTGATGTAATGTTTTCAGTCATTTTAACCTTCCTTACGCAGCCGCTGGAACTAGACGAACGTAAACTTCGCCAGCCGAAGTGCCAGCCTTAGCTGTCACAGCGTGACCAATAAATTTGTTGCTGGTAGAAGTAACGTTAATCGTACCGCCCGATGTAACATACATCGAAGCACCAACAGTAACAGCTACCGAAGTAGTGAACTTGAAAACGCCATTCATCTTGAGGGTAGCGTAGTAGTTGCCATCCTCGCCAAGAACTGCGTCATTCTGTGCGACACCGATGATCTGACCAACCTGAACCAAGTCGCCTGAGTTAACAGTGCTGGCTACAGGAAGGACAAGCTCGTTGCCATCTTTGTAAATCTCATTAAGAGCCATGATTTACCTTTCCTATTTTCTAATGCCACTAATACGAGCGATAATTTCGTCGTACTCGTTAGCTGGGTTAGAAGCTGACTTGCCAGCTTCGTGAACAACACCAACAACCTCAGTTGTTGGGGTGGCAATTGATTCGCGCAAAGAATCAGCATAAGCCTTCTCTGCCTCGATAAGCTCCTCAACACTCTTAGTGTTAGTCTCTGATTTTAGAGTCTCTGCGACACGCTGAAGCGCAATCTTAGGTAGACCCGACTCGTTGAACTTCTCAGCAACCTCAACAGGGTCAAGGGCCGGAGCCTCTTCACCATCAGTTTCGATCTCTTCACCCTCAACAGGGGCAGCCGCCTCGACAAGAACCGAAACCGACTCTACAAGCGGACTGATAGCCTCAACAAGGGTTGACTTAAGGTCTGCAACAGCAGCCTCTAGCTCTTCCTTAGTAATCGACATACTATTTCCTTCTTCCGTAACGGATTCTGTAACCAGGTCGGCCACAAAACCTTTGCCAATATAGCTTTCATACAGGGAAATAAACTTTCCGCCTGCGCCAGCTACAGTCACAACATCAAGACTAGTCAAAGCATCTTCAACCAAAGACTCAACAATGTAACCTTCACGACCCTCAGCTTCACCCATACGAGTGTTACCAAGAGCGCTAATCGACAAACCCACATCACCAGCCATCTCACGAATGATAGGCGCATAATGTGAGTAAAATTCAACATCTGCATACAAAGCGTTCTCCATGAAAATCGCGTCAGAAACCAGCTTACCGGCCAACTGATGAACGTCACGCTCAGGACGATCAGAAGTCTCTGAACGTGAAGGGTGATTCATAAACACTTTAGTTCCAGCTTTAAAAACTTTAGGACCAAAAGATTCCAACATTTGAGAACCATAATAGCCAGAAGAACCCCAGCCTGATTCAATAACTTTTACACGCCACTTATTGCCAGCAGACAAAGGCGCACTGAAATCGATGCTCTCATTAAGCGCAATAGTCATTCAAACTCCATCCAAATATCCTATATGTTATGATACCACATTTATTAAACAGAAGGAGTGTCGTCATTCATGTCACGCAGATCATTCGAATTATCTTGCATCGAACCAACAGCACCACTGTTGCCTTGAGAAGGCACAACGCTAGAAGAGCTATCCTGAGACATATCATCAGGCACACCCTCGCGCATCGCCATCACATCCAACTCATCCAAAACAGCATTACGATACTCATCAGGCCAAATCGCGTTAGACTCCTTAGCCAAGGCCAAAGACTGCAACTGGCGGAACGAAGACTCATTCTCCATCTTAGGCCACTTAATAGTAGCTCTGCGCTCACCAAAAAACTTCAACACACGCATCAAATACAGTTCCCACAACTTTTGACGAGCCTGCATAGCCTTAGTAGTTGGCACATCCAAAGTCTGTGCAACACCATAAGCGCCAGACGTGCCAGGATCAGACAGCAAAGCCACAACCGACAACTCCAAAGCAGAAGCAACCATAGCAGCCAAAGGTTTACCATTACCCAAATCAACACTGTTAGAAGTACGAGGCAAAGCCGACAACTCCATGTCCGCACCCATAATAGCCATCGAACCAGCCTGAGAAGGAGTAGCAATAGTAGCTGCAGCAGCCTGTGCACCACCCTTAGTTTTAGCCTTCAACTGCCAAGCAAACATTGACAAAGCCTTCAAAATGCGAGACCCATCCTTCAAATACTCATTATAAGCATTAGCCCAAGGGAAAGCAGCCAAACAGTCAGGAACACCCCAAACAGTACCAACACGCTTATTAACAACAAAAGGAAACATAGTCTTAGAAAAATCGACAGGCTGATTCTGAATCAAACGAACCATCATAGGATTCTCATAAACATCAACCGGATACCAAACATGCATCGCCTTAGACGAACCATCCAACTCGACACGAGACCAAGAACGGCGAATAAAACGCAAAGACTCAGAATCGTCAGGATCAGTCACCCAACCAGTAATCTCCTTAAAAGGAACACGCTGCAAACGCTTCGAAGAATTATCACCCAAAATAAAAAACTGACCAGAAGTAAAATTGGCCCGCTCATTAATAACCATAGCCTCATTAGAAAACAAAGCACCCTGATTATAAGCATCATCAATCAAAGACTGAACACGACGCGAAGAAACATTCTGAATCTGCACACCACGACCAAAAATGTAAGACGTGCGCAAACCCAAACCGCGCTTCAACAACGGATTACCATCAGTCTTCTCAGACAGCCTAGCAGAAACCGAATGCAACTGCTCCAAAGTAAAAGCATCAGGCAAAGAATCAGCCGTACCCAACAAAGACCAACCATCAGCCTCAATACTCAACAAAGAACGATACATGTCACCATAAGACTCGCTCAAGTTAGCAGACTGCTCAAAATCATCAAAATTGTTCACAAAAACTCCCAAAAATATGTTAAAACTATTCTACCACGACCAAGAACTATAGAAAGGAAACACCCCATCCACATCCTCAACATCAACCCAAACCTTATCACCAGGCCGAGACCCATTAAAAGGCCCATTCAACAAACGCGACATATCCAACACCGCATACATAGCAGCATCCAAACGGTCCGGAGACTTCATACCGCGAGCGCGCATATCATCCTTCGACTCAATCTGAATAGAACCCTTAGCCGAAAACTTATACTTAATCGCCATCATCTCATCCAACAAATCCTTATCATACAAATCAAGATCCAACTGGCCCAAAACCATAGCCTCCCTAAAAGAATCATAACCAGCAGCACGAGCATTCAACCAACGCGTATTATCAGGAGAAGCAGCAGCACCCACAACAGAAATCACCACATACTTACCCTCACACATCGCCGCCAACATATCCACAATCGGCGCACCCAAACCAGTGCCATCCACACGAACCTCAGACGCAGACAAACCAACAGCCAACTCATGAATCCTATTCGCAGACTCCACAGCATTCGCCTTCGACCAAGTAGCAACATGCCTCAACCGGCCACCACGATTCGAATAAACAACCGAATCATCCCCACCAAAACGAGCCACATCCACACCCAACACAACAGGCACAGCCAAATCCTCAACAATATCACAATCCACAGCCGAATCAATCGCAACCTGCGAAAAGAACGTCGTATCATCCTCATCAGGAAACTCAGCCAAAATCTTAGACTTATAACGCGCCGAATCCACACCCCAAGCAACCGACTGCCTCTCAACCCAAGTAGGCTGAATCAACAACGGCTTCAACTCCTCCGGAACCCACTCACCAGTAAAATTCGGCGTATCAAACGCAGAAATCTTAATCTTATTCCAAGTATCATCCTCACGAAAAATCCTATGAAACTCAGTACCACGCCTATCCGGATTACCAATCGCCAAAACCCTAGAGTCAGCAGTAGTCGTAACAGCCTCAGCAGCAGTATACAAATCAACAGGAATACCACCAGCCTCATCCAACACCACAAAAACAAAACGACGGTGAATACCCTGAAACGCAGAAACAATATCAGTATCAGCCGGACGACGACCAAAACCAATCAACGTCCCATACTCATCATCCAACTTCCACTCCTCAGACTGATTAATATGCCCAGGCAAACTAAACCCACGCACAGCAGCAGCCTTATGATTATCCTTCAACTCACGAAACAACACACGAGCAATCTGAGGATAAGTAGGAGCAGACGCAATCAACGCCACCTCATACGGATCATGCACAGCAATCCACCACGCACCCAAAATACCAGCCACAGCAGACTTACCAGCACCATTACACGACACAACAGCAGTATGAGTATGATCAACCAAAGAACGACCAATCTCAGCCTGCTTAGACCACAACGTCTTACCCAAAACATCAGAAGCCCAAGCCACAGGATCAGTCAAATAAACAGAATTCTTAGACCGCTTACGCAAATCCGCAATCACACCATCAATCACACCATCAATCATTCAACAACTCAGCCTTCGCCCTAAACAAACCCTCAGCCACCAACTCATCCAACTCATCACCAGACACCATCGGAAAACGCTCCTTCAACTCCCCCTTCGCAAAACCCAAAGCAGCATCCATAGCCCTCAACAAAACACCCTGCTGAAACTCCGACAAACGCAAAACCTCAACATCCAACTCCACACGCTGAGAATCCAAACGACGACCAATCAACTCCAAAGTCTTCAACAACAAACGAGCCGAATCAGGATCCCTCAAACGCAACGCAGCATCCGACAAAGACTCCTTCAACTCCATCAACTCAAACAACAACAACTGACGCTGCTCAACCTCAGACCAAACATCACGACGAGCCAACAAACCCTTAACATGCGCCAAAGCCTGAGCCGCAGGAATACCAGTCTTCCGCTCCATCTCCTCACCAGACTTACCAGAAGCAGCCAAACTAATCAAAGTCTCATCCAACAAAGACAACTCACCACTCACAGGCCAGTCACCCTCTTCAAACCATCCACCTTAACCTCCAACTCCTTAACAGCCAAAAACACCAAATAAACCATATCAGCAACCTCCCTCAAAGAAGGCTCCTTAACCTCATCCTCAACAACAGGCTCATCATCACCAATAGACCTAGACACCCAAAAACCTCCAAAAAATACACGAAAAATTTTTTTCAACAACACACCAATAATAACACAAAAAACCCAAAAACCTTTAAAAAACGCATACGTAGGGAGAGAGGGGGTGCTGATGTTGTGTGTGCTAATAAAATGATTTCTTTGGGTTGGCCGTCTTGGGCAAAAAAAATCCCCGAGCTTTTTACGGCCCGGGGACTTTGTTTTGGTGCGGTTGTTACTTGACGAAGTTGGCGATTTGGTTTTGCTTTGTGCCTGGCATGTCGCGTCGTTCTTGGACTGTCACGTTTGCTCGAACGGTCTTGCCTACCAACTTTTCGTGGTCTTTGATGAGCACAGCATTGGTGATGTTTAGCGCCTGCACTAGGCTGACTCTGGACATCTGCACGAACTGGATTGCACCTTTGGGTGAGGTTTCGTCGACTGCGAAGAGTGGCACGAGCTTGTAGAGGCGACGGTTTGTTACGGTCTTGAACTGAAAGTTCAGACCGGGTTCGCCTGCGAACTTCGATGAGTCTCCGAAGGTCTTGAATTCCACACTCACAATTTCTAGGTCATACACGCCAGCTTTGAGTGGTTCGTAGTTTGTGGCTACGATTGCTGAGTCGTCTGGAATTACGATGTTGCTCTTGGTCATTTCTTTACTCCTTGTTTGGTTTGGGGTCCGAGCGCGCTTGCTCAACCCTCATAAGATACTACTGAGAGACAGCGGCGAAGGACCCCTGCTTTTGACTTTTGTGGAAAGTTTAGCGGTTCCACTGTTTTACTAATACAGCGATTCCAATGCCTGATGTTGCCAGGATTGCTACGCTGTAGAACCCTACCATGATTAGTTGGTAGTGTTGGTAGGTTGGGCCGCCCCATTGTAACTGTTGGGTTACGATGATGTCGGCGTTGTTTACTAGGTCGGTTTGGATGCTGGATGCTAGCCACCATGAGAATAGTGCTAGTGTTGCGAGTGCTGTTTTCATTGGTTGTTTACCCATTTCTGCCAGTCGGCTTTCTTGATTCCCCAGTATTCCCAGGGGTTTAGTGTTTCGTATTCCCACATCATTGAGTTGCTGTATGATAGGAATCTTTTTGGCGTGTTGCGTTCGCCTGTGATTCGTATACATTTTGGAAATATTTCTGATTCGCGTAGGTCCCAAATGCGTACGACTCGTGTCTTGTAACTGGCTTGTCGCTTGTATACGTATTCTTTTTTTCTACGCATGATGACATAATCGCCTTCGCGTATGTCTTCTGCATTGATTAGCGCACCCATTTTATCCTTTCAAGTGGGGTCCAGTATTTGCGGCTTGCGCTCGCAAAGATTAGTGCTTTACTGCCGTCGTGCGTGAATTGCACGATTCTGAAGATGGTTCCGTATGGTCCATCGTTTATGAACTTTACCCAATCTCCTATGTCGATTGGTTGTCCAATTGCGTCCTTGTGTGGACTTGGCATTGGTTCTCCTTTGGTTGGGGGCGAGCAGGCTTACCCACCCTTCGAAAGGTTCCAGTAAGAGACAGCCGCGAAGCCCCCTTGCGCTACCTGGACTTGACCTGTATTGTGCGGTAGGTGGTTTTTGTGGAAAATTTTAGGGTTTTGTTTGTGCCTTGTTAGGGGCGTTGTTGGGTAAAAAAAGTGGGCGGTTTTTACGCGCCCACTTGTTTTTATTCGGTTAGTCCGTCGATGATTGCGATTGCCATTGTTAGGCCGTCTACATACCCTGACGAGTATTCATCTATTGCTGTTCTCTCTGCCTCGTTGCGTTCGTCAATGAGGTTTTGAATGTTTGCTTGTAATTCTTTGAGATATTCTAGTTTTATCTCTGTGCTGTTGTAGATATTTTTGATCATTCAACACCTGTTTCGTCGATTGAGTATTCGATTGCGTATTTGACATTTTTGGAGTTTGCTATTTCTCCGTCGTTGTCAAGATATTCACGTAGAAGCTGTTCGGCTTCTTCGCTGTTGTTTGCTAACACTTTGTGTAGTGTTGTTTCTGTGAAGTAGAAGTATTTCATTCTGTTTCCTCCCAGTAGGCTAAGTTTTCGCCACGTAGGATTGCTAGCACGTAACCGATTCTTTCGTAGTCTGGCAGGACTCCGAGCACTTCCCATTGATGAGCTGTTAATGCTCGATGGTTGAATGTTACGATGTCGGATTGTTGTGACCAGTGGCCTTCGTCTGTGACGAAGGCTGTTGGTTGAATGTTTACTGGCATTAGATGAGTTCCTCTTCATCGATTGTTGCTTCGCTGTCTGGCACATAGCGGATGTAGACTGTCCAGGATTTTTTGTCTGGATGGTTTACTGCTAGGTTGTTGCCGCCTCGTAGCGCGACTTCAATGTTGTCGAATCGTTCTTTCATTCGATACATTGTGGTTGAGTTGTTGATTACTTCTGGATACTCTGCCCATTGGTTTGGGTGTTTGTAGAGTTCCTCAATGAATTCGGTGAATTTGTTGAGGTGGTTGCGTCTGCCATCTCTGGCTTGCACTTCGTTGTCTGGTACGAATTTGAGTTTCATTAGAATGAGTCCTCGTCTAGTTCTAGTAGGTTTGGTGTTTCGTATAGTTCTTCACACCAGTCGATTAGTTCGTCGTGTGTGATGATGTCTTGCGCATATCTTATGATGTGTGAAAACAGTTCTTCGTTTTTGGTGAAGCTGATTTCGTCTGTATCGTACCAGTCGCAGAGGTCTGCAATTACTGTATCGATTTTGATTTGGAGTTCTAATGCGTCCATTTTGTATCATTCCTTAGGGTTGGGTTGTGGGGGGCCACAGTGTTGTGACCCCCCGTTTTGTTAACTGTTGTATACGTATTCGTTTTTGAGTTCTAGCGCGATGTGTGCTTTGTCAACTTTTGATCCGTATACGTGTCCGTCTACTTGCTCGAAGCCGAGTTTGTAGTTGAACTTTTTGAACACTTCGAAAATTCCTGCGATTGTGTTAATGTTTTTGTAATCGTAGAATTTTGCTCCGCGTTTTGCGCAGGTTACGATGCCGCGCACGATGGCTGCCCAGATGGTGATTTCTCGCCAATCGAAGTTGCATGCCATTTGACGGAACTCGATGGTGCCTCTGCTTTCGTTTTTGAGGTGCATCAGGTTCACTGCGTATGCTTTGTCGCCGTATAGTGTTGGCTGGTTTTTGCGCATAGCGTTTCCTAGCATTTCGCTAGTGATTGTTTGCGCATATCCGGTGCCTTCACGTCCTGCAATTTTTGTTAGCACATTTGTTAGTAGTGCATATGTTGCAACGACTTGACATACTTGTGACATGTTTAGGTCTCTAGCGAATACGTGAATGTGAACGCCTGCAGTGTCGTTGTTTTCGGCTTCTGCAGCTATCAGGTCTTCTGATAGTTTGACTAGGCCTGTGTGTATGCCTCGTGAGATTCCGCCTTGTGAACGGAATTCTGCACTGTCACAGCTTGCGCAGTATGATGCTCCACAGTGGTCTGGGCTGTCGTTTTGTGATTCGCAATAGTCACAGTCACATTCGTGGTATGTGCAGTCATCGCAGTCGCATTCGCATTCATTGGTTGACTCGTATGATCTTAGTGAACCATCTTCGCCTTTCTCAATGCCTGAGCTTGATGCTACGTCGACACCTTTAGCGTCTGGGACTTCTACTTCGAAGCCCCATGTTCTTGATGTTAGCCAGTTTCCTGGCATCTCGATGTCTTCGAGTTCGCTACGAATATCTGCATAGCTTGCTTCGTGGTTTTCGCCACGCAGCTTTTTCATGATGTTCCATGCGCCTACGCTTGATTTTACTTCTTCGTTTGCATACTTGCGAATGTGTGAGAAGTATTCTTCGTAAATGCTGATTGCTTTTACGTAATCTTCTTTAGTGATTACTCGGTCAATTAGAACATCTAGGACGTTAATTGTTTTGTATACGTTTTCAGCTTCACCTGTGTCAATGTTTGTTCTTGCGAACACAGGGAATGAATGGTCAGTGTTGAGCCTAATCATTTGCTGGTTTACTCCCCATCCGGTGGTGTCGCGTCCGAATGTGTCATCGAATCTGTTTACTGCTTGGAAGTAAGCTAACCAGACAATGACTTCTGGTCGCTTACCTTCGAGCTGTTTTAGTCTTTCTTGAGCTTCGTCTGCGTCCATTCGTCGCCAGATTGGGCTTGACATCAGTATTGATACTGCTTTGTTTTTGATGTCGAATGCGGTGCTGCCTGCTGATTCGCCGTATTCTCCGAGTGCTGTTTCTAGTTGGAGTTTTATTAGGCGTTCTTTGCTGTTGCGCACTTCATATGTTTCAGTTGTTGGTTCTGTTTTGTAACTGTCATCTGCAAGGATTAGCTTTTTAGCTTCTTGTAACGCTTCGCGTAATCCTTTTAGTGTTTGATTTCCCATTTTGGTTTTCTGCTCCTTTAATTGCAGGTTATGGTGTTTGTGCAGCTGGATGCTGCGATTGTTGGGATGATGACAAATGTCATCATGAATATTACTGATATTAATGTTATGAATGTTGCTGTTGATTTATTTCGGCCAAATACTCCTAATATGTTTGGGGGGCCGAGCTGTTCTCGACCCCTGCAAGAATACCAAGAGAGAGACAACGGCGAGAGCCCCATATGTTTTTTTTCTTTTTATTACATTTTGTGACAGCAGCCGGCATAATAGTGTCATATAGGTGGCGTTTTTTTTGAATTTTTGCCGGGGTTTTTACATCTATTTCGTGGAGAACGAACATAAAGCCCCCGATCTTTCGACTTGACAAACCCCACCGGCATCCACTAAACTAGACATAACGAAATAGGAAAACCCCCACAAGGGCAAAAAAAAAGTTGAAAAAGTTTCACCCAAATGCTTGCGCCGACGGAGTTTTTCCTGTAAACTGTAGTTACAAGTTCTTTTAGTGGCCCGGATGGGCCGGATTGGTTTTGATATTATGTGTGGAATTTCTGGTTTTAGTTTGTCTTATGGTTCTAAGATTAATGCTCGTAAGTTGGCGCATGCGCTTCTGTGTGAGATCGAGTCTCGTGGTTCGCAGGCTTCTGGTGTTGCGTGGCAGTCTGAGCATGCTTCTGGTGTGTTTAAGGATGCTGTTCGTGGTTCTCAGTTGTCGTTACGTGCGTTGCCTAAGCGGGCTTCGTCTGTGATTTTGCACACTCGTTATGCGACGCATGGTGCTACGTCTGTGTCTGCGAATAATCATCCTGTGTCGTCGCCGGATGGCAATATTGCTTTGGTGCATAATGGTGTGATTTATAATCATGAGTTGGTGCGTAAGCAGTTTAGTTTTAAGTTGCCGGAGGTGGATACTTCTGTTATTCCTGCTATTTTGCAGAAGTTTGGTTCTGAGCGTTTTGATATGTTGGATGGTGATGCGTCTGTTGCGTGGTTGGATGAGTCTGATCGTGGTGTGTTGCGTGTTGGTCGTGTGTCTCATTCTCCGTTGGTTGTTGCGCAGTTGGTTGATGGTTCGTTTGTGTTTGCGTCGACTGAGCCTTTGTTGCGTGATGCTTTGAAGCGTGTTGGTTTGAAGCCTGTGTGGGTTGAGGTGGCTCCGGAGTATCGTTTGTATACGGTGCGTTTGGGTCGTATTGATTCTGTTGGTGATTTGCCGGCGACTTCTGAGGAGTTTTTTACTCCTATGGATGCGTATTCGTATAAGAAGTATCGTGGTATGACTGCTGGTGGTGTTAAGTCTGCTGGTTATTGGTATGATGATGCTGTTTCGGGTGTGATGTCTTATTCTCCTGTTGAGGAGGAGTTGGAGGAGGACTTTGAGCAGTTCTTGTGTCAGTTTGTTGAGTATGATGGTATGTTCTATGATATGCGTGGTGTCCCGGTGGGTAATGCTTATCAGGTGCGTGAGCAGTTTGAGGATTACCGCTATAACGAGTATTGGGCGACTAGGAAGTATGGGTATAATCCGTATTCGTTTACTGAGGGTTCGTTTGATCCTGAGACGTTTGATGGGTCTTATGATGAGTGGGCTGGTTTGAAGTAGCAGTCGCTCTCCGTATTATCTATATATATATTATTATTATATATAATATTAAGATATAGATGGTATTGGTTTTCCACCCTGTTTGCTATTGAATATGGTCAGTTCCCATACATATTTGATGCAAACCGGGGTGGGTTGGGTTTCCCAAAAACAAAAACATTACATTTTTTATTGAAAAAAATACTATTTCTGCAGTGTTTCAAAATAGTGTTTCGGGATGTAATGTCCATTTTGATCCCATAGCATTCATTGAATATGTTTTGGGTGGATTGAATATGTAAGGAGTATTATGCGTAAGAGACTTAAAGGTGTAGCCTTTTTTGACAAGCAAACAGGGATGATGGTTGGTTGGAGTGACCGGCTAGTAGCCCCCGGGCGTGGCCAGCATGGCAGTCTGTTCTATTGGTTAACAAAAAGCCAGATACAGATGCTATCGTTCGACCAAGCAAAAAGTATGGAAATGACATTTGAGCAAGAGTTCTTGGAAAAGTATTGGAGAGATAGAAATGGATAACAACAACATTAACGCTATAAAGCACAGCATATATTTCAGCACAGAAGAGTTGATGCTGTTGGAGAAGATCCTTTACCGGCATGCAACAGTTTGCACAATGGTTGCAGACGCATACATGCGTAAAGGTGACCAGCAAATGATGGTGGCTATGGATAAGAAAACTAGAGACATCGAAGACCTTGCATCACGTGTAGGTTATCCGTTAGATGCTCAATGGATTGAGGGTAAGAAAAGTGCGTAAAGTTTTAGTAAGATTCGATGCAAGTTACAGTAATGTGACAATCTTTGTGTCAGTAAGCTTTGACGTGTCTAAAGACATGCCGGAGGATGAAATTGTTGCACAAGCACAAATGTTGCTTAGTGCAGAAGAAGCAATACAGCCAGCAATACTAGATGAGGTGATCTATTTATGAAATATCGAGTAGCAGTAGGACACGTGTTACGTGTCGAACGCACAAACCAAAACAAGTCACTACGTGAAGTGTGTCAAAACAAAATGTCTATCGCACATTTGAGCGACGTTGAGAGGGGACGACAAGAAATGTCTAGCGAGTTCCTGAGCCTTGTTTGCGACAGTCTAGGTGTCAAAGTATCCGAGGTGATGCTACGCACCGCTGACGTGCTTGTGAGGGCCGATTCATGACCCAAGCAGACCTGCGAGACGACCTGTTTGATGCACTCCTAGATGCTTTAGATGATCTGGGTATGCGTCGACTTGCAGAATCGCTCGATACCGGCTACACTAGCGACAAGGGCTTAACGATTGCAGTCAAAGACGCTACTACACAACTCGATGTAGCGTTACGCAAGATAAGCCGGATAGCGACCCGGATGGGTTACATTGACAAGGAGAAAAATAATGCTTGACAATTGCACATGTCTTGACCTAGAATGGATTACATGCGATGGATGCAATTTGCTAGACGAACCTCACTCGTTCTTGATTTGTCAAGAGTGTGGCGAAACAGTGAACAGCATCATCCCAACTAAAGGAGAAAAATAGTGAACAACAAATACACTGCATCAATATGGATCACTTACGATTTCGAGAACCCATACTTTAGAAACGAGTATGACGAATGGCGTGACGACCATGAAGACACCGACGCTATGCGTCGAGAGTTTGTTTGGGATCGTTTCGCACCGGCAGACATCATGTCGGTTGTTGACCCGAATGCTCAAAAGTTTCTCGAGGCTGGATAGGGTGCCGGACTTGACTGTAAAAGTTTTTGACGACTTCATCAAATGGTCACAGTTGGACCCGGAGAAGCATGCTACACTAATCACCATTCAAGATTGGCGTGATGAATGGGCTGAGTTTACTTGCGCCTACACTGATTGGCTGGATAGCCAGAAAGGCAATATTTAAATGCAAACATTTCTACCCTACACAGACTTTAAAGCGTCTGCCCGGGCGTTAGACAACAAGCGTCTCAACAAGCAAATACTAGAATGCTACCAGATCCTCAAGGTGCTATCTAGCGACGACCCTCACGCTGGTTGGCGTAACCATCCAGCAGTTAAAATGTGGCGTGGCTACGAGCGTGGCTTGTGGGACTATGTGACCGCTATGGTTGCTGAAGGTGAGAAGCGTGGCATCAGGGTTGAAAAGAACGTCAACAACCTTGTAGCCCTCGCTCAAGCCAACGCAAGCAGGTGGGGTGATGGCCTCCCGGCATGGTTCAACGACACGCCCACAGTTGCTAAAGTATTAGCAACCCACAAAGCGAACCTGTATCTTAAAGACCCAATCTTTTATTGGTTCTTTGCGGATGCAATCAACGACGACGACAACAAGCCATGTTGTGAACGTTGCAACTACTTCTGGGTCACACATGTTAAGGAGAACACTAAGTGAGCAGTCTAAAGATCACTAGAACGCCGGGCGTATATTATCAAGGAATGTATACCGGCAAAGATGGCAAATCTCTACATATGTCTCGCATGGTGCGAACATATGCTAAAGACGTTGTAAGCGGTGAAGAGTTTTGCATCGACTACAGTTTTAAAGAACCACATCCAATTCTGTTTGCTAAAAAAGGTGCAATGATTTCTGTTGACGGCATACAGGATGGGACTGTTCGGCTCGGTGGTGGTAGCATTGCACGTATTATCAAACGTATCAAGGCTACTAATGTCGAGGTAGAAAACAGCGACACAATGTCGCTAACTCATGACTGTTACTGTAGTAACTGTCTGAGACACACACAATAAGGAGTTACACAAAATGGAATATTTAATTGCAGGAGACCCGGAACAGGTCGGCGCAGTGCTACAGATCGTTCGAGATGAAGAACGTTTCCTCTCGGATGCTAAGAATGTTACCGGCTGGGATATCAAGCCACTAACTGAGGGTATCGTGTATGGTCAGGTTTCAACAAGTAAACCTGTTGACCTATCAGACCTTGAACTATTGACTAGTGAATACACTTCACTAACTATCGGTATCGCAGATGCGGATGGCTTTGTTGAATCGGTAGTTGCTGAGGGAGTTACAGAGGTGATTAGTGACTAGGTTAAACAATCATGCTAGGCAGGCCTATGAGACGCTCGTTGAGCGTCACAAGGCTTACGCCATCGCTAAAGCCACTATTGAAGCAGAACTTAAGCAGGAATTAGCTGAACGGTTAGCAAGTTTCCGCACAGATCGAGACATTGCTATGCGTCTCGCTGCACAAGCCGGTGTGCCACGCACACAGTTGGGTAAAGCCATTGGCACATCCAACTATCGCACAGTGCAAGAGATTCTGGCAGAGACCGAATCGTTGAGTGTCCGAGATGAAGGATCTGACGGCAAATGGTCGCTCACTGCTTTACCTGACGGAACATACAGTCTATCTATTAACGGTATGGGTGTAGGTTTGGTGAACGGTGAAGCAACAGTGAACATTGTTAACAGCGAGTTGGAGTATGTTGCCGGTGATGAGTTTGTGATTCCACAAATTTACCGCAACGGATACGCTGACAAAGTGGTTAACAGTGCTAGTTGAGTTTCTTGTATACTTGACTATAGGATTGGCGGTGCTCACACCCATCATAGTTATTACTGTTGATGCTGTAGAGTCTAAAAA